ACCATGTCAGCGTGAGGGTCTCAAGACGGGTATCTGTGCGCCGTGCTGGAAGAAGGTGTTCGATGACGGAAAAGCGTAGGGGATGGGAGGCGAATCCTCCTGAAGTGTATGCTGGAATCCCAGGTCCAGCGTCGGCTTACTCCCACCTCGGGAAGAAAGCAGAACAGCAGATTCCTCAGGAGCAGGTTGTCAAAGACCTCATCGACCTCCTGAAGCGGATGCCTTTGTCAGAGGCACAGGTGGAGGAAATCTACATCACGATCTCGAATCGTGCTAACCACCGTGTTTGTGCCAAGTGCAATCGGCTCAAGGTCGTGTTCGGAGGAAAGTGGGAGATTCATCCCTCCCTCGACCTGACGATGCCAAAGACCTTTATCTGTAAGGAATGTGCGTGATGCACGTCCTGAAATATGGGATTGGTTACAAATTGGTAGCAGTCGAGGAGACAGGCCGAAACGTCGGACTCGACCCGGTGCCAATGATTCTCGTAGTCGGAATCTCTTGCAACAAATGCGAGAAGATCTCGTTTCATCCGAAGGACATACAGGAACGCTACTGCGGAAATTGTCACGTTTTCCATGAGGAGAACCTTCTGAGTCATGAAGGCTAAGAGATATCGACTTCATTGGGCTTCCGGACAGGGACCAAAGCCTTCACTCAAATGGGTCATTTACGACTGGGTTCTGATTTGTCCTATAGCCTACACAGAGACTCGCGTGATGGGTCGGAAGCTCAGAGAATTTCTCAATAAGGAGGTGAGCAAATGATTCGTAACAGAGCAAAGCCATTCCCGAATCCCCTCGTGCCAATCGAGGAGGAGTTCGACCCCGAGCGTGCCTTGTGGGTGCCGGGTCGGAAGACCATCTTCCTTCCCGCTCCAAAGCCGGAACCAATCTCGTGGGACGTCGAAACGAAGGGTCTTGACCTGTTCTTCGACCGGGATAGGTTGTTCGGTGGGGCCGTGGCACCGGGAGTCAGGGGCCTCGACTGGGGCGTGCTTCGTGCGTTCATCGCTGACTGCTCGCCGGGTCGAGGAGAGTATCTCGGAATCCCGAGGACTCCCGAGAACGTGCCGAGGAACTATGGCGTTGGGACCTACGGAGACATTCAGAGAAGCACGGAGCCTGCATTCAGAGTTCCGTCAAATTTCCGTCCCCACCCGGCTCAGAGAAGGTTCTATGAGTCGTCACCTACGGGCAGGCTTCGTCGCTACGATGTGGGTCGGGAGAGCCGGTGAGCCTCACACGCGCGCAGTGGGAGGAAATGTGGGAGCTAGTGAAAGGCATCGAGCGTGATGCCGATTACCTCGAGTTCCGTAGAAAGGATGTGGCGGACAGAATCAAGCGGCGTTGCAAGAGAGTCACAGACCTCATCGAAGAGGTCATCGGACAAATGGAATAATCGGAACAGGAACAGGAGTAGAGAAATGAAGGTTACGAAGAAGTTCTACGTCGGAAGTCGTCGCCTCCAGCCGGGGTGGGCGAAGGAGACTCTCGACGAGGCGATCGAACACGCCAAGGACTTGTGCGAGGAGACGGGCGAAGCTCAGTTCGTCGTGCAGGTAGTTCGAGTCGTCAAGCTCGAGAAGCCGATTACCGTCGAGGAGGTCTAGTGCCTCTCCCCAAGTGTCACCGATGCAAGTGGGAATACCCGGAGTCGCTCTTGACCAATATGTTCATTGGTGCCAAGAGTGGGTCTGGGTATACCCCACCTGTATGTGCCATTTGCGCGCTTGAGATATCCAACGAGGCTCTCGGTATCAACCGGAAAGAGTTCGGCGGAGAGATCGCGGAGCACATGCGTCTCATGGCGCTCCGGTGGAGAAAGAAGAATCCGAAACGAGCACCGCAGGAGGTTTAACGATGAAAGAGGACGCCCTGTCGCTGGCTGAGAAGTATGACGGAGAACGGTTCGAGTATGTTGAGAAGTTCGTCAAGCGGTTCACGCCAGCGGTGGGGCAATACCTCTTGAAAGACGGCTCGTGGTGCGCGAGGGTCAACGGCCTTTGCGTGTTCAAGGACCACGGGATCTTCAACAAACAGAAGGCGAGGGACTTCCAGTCATGAAGGTTCAAGGGGATATACTCGTGACCTCGTCGAAGGGTGACAACTTCAAGGTTCGTAACGTCACCAAGATTCATACCGAGCACGGGAAGGCAATCATCATCGAGTCTGTTGACGAGCTGAACATCACGTTCGACAAGCTCCTCTTGGACCGAAGCTGGGACCTTACCAACGTCGAGGTCGAGGACATTGGCTTTTGATATGCACCAGTCAGCAACCAGTGTCGGATTCAAGACCTACGAGGAAGGACCGAGCACCTTCAAGTGTGCCGACTTCGAGGGCACATGCTGTGAGTCGTGTCACAAGCAGAACTTCGTCCTCATGCTCTTTCCGTGGTCGCTCATGTCGGCCAAGCATCAGGACAGAATGCCTGACCTCGGGATGGGCCTGAGGGCGGAGGTTTGTTGCGGCAAGTTCCACATCGTTCGGGAGCTTCCGAGAGAATGGTGGGTCAGACACTATGCCGCGAAAAACGGCTGGAACAAAGACGAAGCGGAACGGCTCGTCCAAGCAACGGACACCGGAGCCTACCTCCGGCTCACGGGGGAAATCGCGTCGAAGTATTGGCGCATCAGAAATCCTGGATATGCTACAGGAGGGCGACCCGCGACTTCGAGACCTTCTCAAGTTCGGAGAAGCGCCGGGCCGAGTCGAAGTTCAGGATGTCCAAGCTGCGGGAAGAACTGGGACGGAATCGTCTGTAACAACTGCGGACACTCATAACTTCCCTCTCACGAGGGAGCAGGTAGTCGCACTCTTAAAAGAATTACAGTTCGACTGGATCAAGGATAAGGACGTTGTCGTTCCTCTCCTGCGGGACATGCGGGTGTGGGCGGAAAAGTTCGAAGGCTGAACAATATGTGTAAGCTCTGCGAAAAAATCGACGTGATGAAGGACATCATGGAGGGCTACTTCACCGACGAAGAAATCGACGAGATGAACAAGGAGATTGGTCTCGAAGGTTTCAACATCAAAGGTGCGCGCCTGTCCATCTTCATCATGGCGATCGTGGAGCTTTGCGTCAACGAGGGCCTCTCCGAGTTCCACATTCACGACGGCGTGGAAGTCGCAATCATTCGGGACCGTTTGAGGAGAGCAGTAGAAAGGAACAATCCAGGTCGGCATCACACACTGAGAGAGAGGTTGAGAGGTTATGAAAGTTAAGCGACAACCGGCGGTCAAGGGTGGACGCCACCCGATGTATCCGCAGGTGACGGCAAACATCGAGAACGAGGTCGAGAGAATCTGTAGAATCTACGGAGTCTCCCGGTCTTGGGTCATCGCAACAGTGCTTGCCGACGCTTTCCACATCAAGAACTGTCCTCGTTACTACGATGTGGTTAAGCCTCGGCTGCGGAGGGTCAAGTAATGCCCAAAGGATTCAAGTATAAGGGGACACACTGGACCCAGAAGCCGGAGAACAAGGAGAGGCTCATCGCGATGCTATCCGGAAAACGGAAGCGGAGCAAGAAGAAGCAGCACGTCGTCACGCAGCAAATTCTCTCGAAGGCTGAGAAGGTGGTCGCTCGAGAGGTTCGGAAGCACCGTATCAAGGTGCCATCGACGACGACCATTCAGCTCAACGGTTGGATGGTGACCCTCTCACACGGCAACATCAAGATAGAGGAGAGCAAGTGAGAGTCATCGCAATGGACTCCCAAATCTTGAACACCCTGCAATCGTGCGGGCGTAAGCTCAAGATGGAGTTCATAGACAATTGGCGGCCAACACAAAAGGCGGAGGCCCTCGAAAAGGGGGACCTCCTCCACAAGATGTTCGCCGTCTATTACCGGGGCAAGAAGGCAGGCTTGACTCAGGGCGACCGGAATCATGCTATGCTCATCGCCCAGGCCATTGCAGAGGGGAGGAAGGAAGCGATTCCTATGTCCATCTCCATTGCAACTGCCGAGGAGGACATTCGCCAGTTCAAGGAGAACATCCTCCATTGGCAGAGAGACGGCTGGAAGGTTCTTGAGGTAGAACAGTCGTTCTCGAAGGTGCTCTACGAGAGGCCAGATGAACCCGGACGGGAGGGATTCCAAATCCTCTACGAGGGAATCATCGACCTCGTCGTGGAGCACCCTCAACCCCACATGGTCGCAATCGTTGACCACAAATCAGCGAGCAAGAGGACCACACCTAGCAAGTTGAGCAACCAGTTCATGGGTTATTGCTGGGCGCTCAACATGAATCAGGTGATCATCAATCGAGTCGGATTCCAGAAAACGGTGTCGGCTCAGGACAGATTCCAGCGCATTTTCCTCAGCTACGAACGCGAGCTTATCAAGGAGTGGGTCCAGCAGGCAGTTTACTGGGGCCACATTCTCGCCGGTTATATCGACAAGGACTACTTCCCACCCAACTTCACCTCCTGCGACAAGTATGCAGGCTGCATCTTCCAACAGGTGTGCGGGACCATCCCACAGGTGCGCGATTTCAAACTCCAGTCCTTCTACTATCAGGGCGACCCCTGGAGTCCGCATACTCGTGACAAGAAGAAGGAGGAGGTCGAAGAAGATGCCACGGAATAAATGGGGACATCAGATACATAAATACACAAAGGTCATCTTCAAGTCCCCCAAGAAGAAAACCGAGACTGTCCTTTGGCGATGCACGCTTCCGAATTGTCAGCACTACCTCGTCGGCGAGATGGTGTTGGGTAAGCTCTGTCTTTGTAACAAGTGCGAGGACGAAACCTTCGAGATGAAGCGGGTTCACCTCGGAAAGAAGAAACCCCACTGCTTCAGGTGCTCCAAGACGTTCTCGGACAATTTCAAAGGTAAGGAGGAAAGAGCAAGCACTCCCAGTGCTGTTAACATTCTCGACAATCTCGACAAATTGCTGAAGATGGAGGACTAATGGTTATCATCATGCGGTCCCCTTGCTTGATGGAGGATGAGGGCCGTCACTTCTACATCATGGGTCCAGTAACAAGGGAGGTAGCCGAGAACTGGATCAAGGCACAGAAAGACGAATACTTCAAGCCAGGCGATTATTACATCACGGAGGTTGGAGATGGGCCGAGTTTACACGGTAGGAAATCTCAGAGCGGACCTGAAAGAGCTTGAGCACGCTGAGGACGACGAACCGTTGGTGGTTGTCATCGACGAGAACGCCGAGCACCTCGACGAGCTGGAGGGTGGTGCGGTTCTCGACATCGAGGAGTTCGGCGGGTTCATGGCGGGGATGCGGACAATCAGAGTGAGTCCACGGTAATGCCAAACACCTACGACATCGTCCTTGGGGGTCGAATTATGGCCCTCTTTATCTCAGACAATGGGAACGGAAAAACGGTGGCTGCGGCCTCGTTTCCCGGTCCCATCAAGTTCTTCGACTTCGATGGTCGAATGCAGCCGGTTAAGCTCTTTTATCCGCAGAGGAAGGACATTACCTACGACCTCGTCGGCATCGAAGCGCAGCGCCCGTCGGGTGATTACCCCGGTTGCATCTCGTTCATGGACTTCGCAAAGGAGTTCGAGGACTTGCAGGACAGATGTCCGTGGGCTACGGTGGTCGTTGATTCACTGACGGCTCTCACGGCGACAGCGGTAGGATTCCAACTCGGCATCAAAAGTCGAGAAGGAAAGGGCAAGAAACTCTCCTCCGGGATACAAGTTCCAACTTGGGACGAGTTCAACGGGGAAACTTCTGTGGTTCAGCAGATTCTCGATGTTGCCAAAATTCTCCCGTGTAACGTCGTATTCACGGCCCACCCCGTTGACAAGTCCATTGACGTGGGTGGGACGCTCAGAAAAGCGAGGAGCATAGCAGCATACGGGACAAAGACCCCCTCCCTCGTCCCAATCTACTTCAACGAGATTTACCAGTTCGGTGTCGAACCGCCTTCGGCTCCCGACCAACCGGCTCAGCGTTTCATCATGACGCAGCCAACTGGTAAAGACATGGCGAAGACAGCTCTCCCCCTTCCTCCCCGCATCGACATTACCAACAAGCAGTTGTATCCGATTCTTCAGGAGCACTGCCGAAAGCATAATGTCAAGCTCGAGGCGAGGGAAGCAGAAAGGAGTGCAGGAAAAGTAGTCGACATCACCACGAAACAAGACGCACCAACCACCACGTAACAAGGAGTCACAAGTGCCAATCAGAATGAACATCACACCTCAGGACGTGAAGGCCCAGAAGCTCGTGCGACCGGGCTGGTATCCCGTCCAAATCAAGGACGTCAAGAGCGAACTGGCGTCCGACAAGTCCTCCAACAACACCCGCGTGGATGTGGAGGGCCTCGACGGTGACGCCGCTGGTGTCCCGGTGCCCACCTGGTTCTCGGAGAAGTTCACCCAGGGTGCCATCCCGTTCGTCAAGGCGACGGGTGGTCGGGTGACCGAGGAGGAAGGCGTGGACCCCGAATACGATTTCGAGGCCCAGATCGGGAAGAAGGTGATGGCTCACATCGTCACCTCGCGCGGCAAGTCAGGGACGGAGAAGCCCAGGAATCAGATTGACGATTGGGCTCCGCTCACCGCCGTCACCAGCTCGGAGCAGATCCCGGCTGGCGCTGGATTCGACAACTAGAATCCGAAGCGTCCCGGACCGCTCATAATTGACCGGGTTGTGTGAATGCTTGAGGGTTGCGGTAAGCACGTAAAATGACGGAACCCTCATTCAACCGGAACTGAAACGCAAGAAGGAGATGTCACATGAACTACATGACCGAGAAGCAGCCGGAGACCTCCAACGACGAAATCATCGGCGAGGTCGAGAAGGAAGAGGGCATCGTGCGCGGGGACGAGAGCCTCGCGGAAGAGGGTTCGGCGGAGGAGTCCGAGGACGAGGAATTCGACGACGACGATGACGATGACGACGATTCGGACGACGATTCGCCGGAGGAGTAGGTAGCACGGTCGCCGGGGCCTCAGGATCGGGAGGGGTAACGAGGCTTAGTCCACCTCCCCCGGCGTTTTTCAGTTTCGGAGGGCACAGATGAAATTGGCTATCGAGAATATCAGGTTCACACCGTCAGAGGAAACCGACGAGCGCGCAAAGGACATCACCAACATTGCCGACTCACTCAAGGATATCGGGTTGTCTCATCCGGTCATTGTCCGACCCGGTGACAACGGTAACTTTCTACTCGTATCGGGCGAAAAGCGGATTAGAGCTGCTCTCCAACTGGAGTGGAAGGAGATTGACGTTGAAGTCAGGAACGTCTCCGAAGTCGAAGGCAAAATCATCCAGACCCACGAGAACCTCAAGCGACACAACCTCCCTCTCTGGGAGCAAGTCGCTCTCGTCGAGGCCCTCCACTCGTTTAGACAGGAGGAACACGGAGAAGCCGAGAGGGGTCGTCCCAAGAAAGGAGAGGACAAGAAGCCAGCCTGGGGAATTAGAGACACTGCTCAAGAACTTGGAATCAGCCTTGGGTCAACTGCAGAAACTCTCCAGCTCGCTCGGGCGGTCCAGCTTGACCCTTCTCTCCGAAACATCCAAGACAAAAGGACTGCTGTCCGACTTGTCCGCATTGCTGCACAACGACATCAGGCCGAAGAAGAAGCCGGGCTATCCCCGACTGAAGGCGTGAATCAGGCGTATCTCGGGGACTCCGCGACCATCCTCTCCAAGTTCCCCGCTCAGTCCATCGACCACTGCGTTACTGACCCGCCGTGGATCAAATACTACGAGCCAACCATCACGCTGGATGAAAGGACGCTGCCCGTTTTCAAGGAAGTCTATCGTGTGTTGCGTCACGATGGTTTCCTCGCAGTATTCGCAGGACTCGACGACTACTCGTATTACTGCGGATTCGACCGTCGCGACCCGGAGACAGGTGAGTTGATTCACACGAACGGAGAACTGGAGAGAATCGGCTTCAACGTCTCCAAGACTCCACTCATCTGGCACAAGATCAACTCGCTTTCCCGTCGTGGAGTCCGTTCTTGGGAGTATGACAGGAGCTACGAGTTCGTCATCATTGCCACCAAGGGTTCACCTGCCATGACGGTCCCGGTGGTTCTGGATGGAGTCAAGAGCTTCGCTGTCGTTCCTCCTCAGAAAATCGCGCACCAGAAACTTCCCGAAAAACCAATCGACCTCCTCAAGGACATCATCAAAGACCTCACCTACGAGGGGAACGTCATCCTCGACCCGTTCGGCGGCTCCTTTTCCACAGCGGTGGCAGCCAAGGAGATGAAGCGCAGATACGTCGTCTGCGAGAAGAATCCCGAATACTACCACAGCGGACGTAAACGTCTCGGACTCAAGGAGTAGCCCCATGAATGACGTGTTCGTTTACATCGCAGGCCCAATCTCGCCCAAAAACGGCTATCTTGCAGAGGAGAATGTTCTCGAGGGCATGAGGACTCACCTCGAACTCGTCAAGAATGGCATTCCGAACTACTGTCCTCAACTTGATGGCGCCTTTCCATCATCGTGGACACAAGTTCCATACGAGAAATGGTTGGAGGTTGACCTCTCCATTCTCAATCGTTGCACCCATGTTCTCATGCTTCCTCGATGGGAGGAGAGCACGGGTGCGGTAGCGGAGCGAGCAGTCGCTCAGAAACGAGGAATACCAATCGCCTACTCGGTCGCCGAGTTGGTCCTGATGCTGGAGAAGTAGAATGCCCCTCGGTCAACGGGTCGAGGGACAAGGTCCCCATGACGCTAAAATCGTCATTGTAGGGGAGGCTCCGGGCAAGGACGAAGAGGAGCAAGGGCAACCATTCGTCGGCGCGTCGGGAAGGCTTCTCAATTCAATGCTGTTGGAGGCGGGCATCCGTCGTTCGGATTGCTACGTCACCAACGTGGTCAAGGTCCGTCCGCCTTCTAACAACCTGCGAAGGTTGAAGGAGATTGGTGTATCGATCGAGGATGGTATTCCTCAGCTCTGGCAGGAGATTGGAGAAATCAATCCGAACGTCATCTTAGCACTAGGAAATCTGTCCCTCAAGGTTCTGACTGGTAAGGGGTCAGGTTTTTCGGGCATTCTTAAATACCGCGGGTCCATCCTTCCCTCCACAAACCTCGATTGTAAAGTAGTTCCTACCATCCACCCGGCAGCCTTCCTCCATTCGGAGGGTGAGGAGGGCGCTGGTGCGATGAAATATCGGATGAGGCACGTTGTTCGCTTCGACCTCGAACGGTTGAAGGAGCAAAGCCTTTTCAAACGATATTCCCCTCCAGAGCGAAACCTCGAAATCATCCGTAGCTCAATCGCCCTCCAGCGATTTCTCGATCTCTACGCGGACAAGAAGATTGTAAGCGTTGACATCGAGACAGTCTACGGTATCCCTGTCTGTATCGCTCTGGCCTTCAACGAGTGGCACGGTGCTTCGATCCCACTGCTCGACATCATGTCGTGGCAGAATCTCCAGGGAATACCGAGACACGAGCTTGCCATAATGTGCCAGATGATTGCCCGACTCTTTGCGAGGAGAGACATCCTCGTCATCGGGCAGAACTTCAAGTTCGACCACGACAAGCTAGACAGCATCTGCGGAATCAAAATCAGGAATGTGTATTGCGACATCATGATGTTGGCTCACGCCATTCATTGTGAGTTCGAGAAGTCGCAGGCTTTCTTAGCGTCTCTTTATACGGAGGAGCCGTATTATAAGGATGAGGGTCGAGAGTTCGACTGGAAGAAGGATAAGGTAGACCGGCTCCTCCTGTATAACGCTAAGGACGCTGTCGTTGCATTCGAGATTTACCTACGCTTGGTTGAGGCCGCGCGTGATTTGGTAGTCCCAGGGTTCCCGAATTGGCTCGACGAGTTCTTCTTCGGTTATCAGATGAAGCTCCATACCTTCTACAAGGACATGGAGGAAGTTGGCCTCCTGACCGATGAGAAGAGGAGGAAGGAACTCATCGCTGAGTATGATGAGAAAATCAAGTATGCTCAGTTCGAGCTGAATGAGATAGCGGGATGGGAGTGCAACGCGAACTCTCCCAAGCAGGTCGCAATTCTCCTCTATAGACAGTTTAAGTTGCCGCAGAGGAAGGGCGTCGATGAAGATACGTTGGTCGCTTTGGAGGCAAATTCAGCTAAACTACCCGAACACAAGCGTGCAATCGAACTTATCGGAACAATCCGCCGACTTCGTAAGTCAAAGGGAACTTATTTTGAAGCTAAGCCTGACTACGATGGACGGATGCGAACTTCTATCCGAATCTGTGGAACTGAAACCGGAAGAACGTCCAACAGTATCCTTAAACCTCCGGTTCGTCCCACAAAAGTGGGATTGGCCTTTCAAACGATGACGAAGCACGGGGAGATAGGAGCCGAGCTACGCTCTTATTTTAATGCGGACCCCGGCTACAGTTTTGTCGAGATGGACCTCTCACAAGCGGAGGCCAGGATCGTAGCTCTCCTGGGACGAGATGAGAAAACGCTCAAGCTATTCGACGATCGAGTTGACATCCATCGACTTACCGCGAGTTGGATATTTGGGGTTTCAACTGAGAAAGTTACTGGTGAACTGCGGTTTATCGGTAAGACTTGTCGACATGCTGGAAACTACGATATGGGCAAACGGCGGCTCATGCAAATTGTTAATACTGACGCCAAGAAATTCAAGATTGGTATCAGTATTTCTGAGTGGAGAGCCGGACAAATCCTCGACAAGTTCCATCAGTTCTGTCCTAGTATCCGCCAAGTGTTCCACGCTGATGTCAGACAAGCCCTCGACACGAATGACCGTGTCCTTGTCTCTCCTTTCGGACGATACCGAAAGTTCTTTGACCGCTGGGGGGAGGACCTCTTCAGGGAAGCCTACTCCCACATTCCCCAATCAACAGTTCCAGACCATCTACGACGAGCTGGACTCCGTGCCCTCGAGCGTTTTAGAGACGATAAAATCACGCCTCGATTCATTGGACAAAAGACTCCTTTTGCGATCGAAGCGCACGACGCATTCCTCGCCATCGTCCCCAACGAATACGTCGGACGATACGTCGAAATCATGAACGAGGAGATGAATCGTCCAATCGACTTCTCGAATTGCACGCTCCCACGAGGGTTGCTGGTCATTCCGTCAGAGGCCAAGATTGGCCGGAATTACAAGGAGTGCAAGATTAAGGGCTGCTACACGTGCGAGGGTATGCACGACTACAAGGTGGCAGCATGACGTGGATAGAACATCTTCTCGCCGTCACTGTAGAATCGGAATCCCCGAGGAAGTATTATTATTGGGCGGGCCTCTCGGCAATAGCGGGAGTAGTGAAGAACAATGTCTACCTTGACAAGTTCTATTACAAGCTCTACCCCAACATTTTTGTCATCCTCGTTGGGAAGTCCGGAATTCGCAAGGGACCGCCTGTTGCTCTCGCTAAGCGTCTGGTCACAGAAGTTGGAAATAACCGAGTTATATCCGGACGCACGTCGGTCCCAGCTCTTATCACTGAGCTTCGCACTGCTCGGACCTTCAATAATGGCGGCCCCCCGCTCACGGACGCTACGTGCTTCATTGCGACTTCGGAGTTCGCTGGTTTTGTTATACAGGACCCCCAAGCTCTTACCACACTCACGGACCTGTATGATGGAGATTATAACCCCGAATGGGTCAATCGCACGAAGGGTTCTGGGCTTGAGACACTGAAGAATCCGTGTGTGACAATGATAGGAGCCAGTAATGAAATACACTTTAGGGACGCAGTCCCCGATAACGCTCTCGGTGGAGGCTTCGTCGCGAGGACATTCATTATTCACGCGGATAGGAAGTCTGGGATTAACCCTCTCACTTCAGCACCAAAGGAGGCTCTATCTGTTCCTAAGCTGGCAGAGTATCTACGTATCCTCAGTCAACTGCGGGGACAGTTTACTTATTCTCCGGGAGGCAAAGCGTTTTACGACGAGTGGTATTCGCGGTTCAGTGAAAACGAGTATCAAGATTCAACGGGGACCATTGAACGATTACACGATCACATCCTCAAAGCATCGATGCTCATTTCCCTCTCACGGAAAACCGACCTCGTCCTTGAGGAAGCGGATATTCGGGAAGCAATCGATTCCTGTCAAAACTTCGTGCCCGGAGCGCGTCGAGTCTCTATGGGAGGAGGGAAGTCTGCCACCGCTCCCGGAACTGCGGTCTTCCTGAAGGAGCTACTGGCGAGGAAGGACCACAATTACATGCTAAGCCGAGTCAAAATGCTCCAGAAGCATTGGGACTACTTTGACTCGTTCGAGCTTGACAGAATCGCGGAGAGTTTGGAGGCCCAGAAAGCTATCACGATGAAGCTACTGGACAATGGGGATGGGAGGAAAGAGTTGTTCTACATCCTGACGCCGAAGATCATCGAGAACTACACCAAAATGGAGAAGGAATCATGATTCAGTTTTTGCATTGTCACTCGTGTGGAAAGCAGGTGTCGACAGGGTTTACCCCAGTCCCTACCGACACCCCCGACGGTGGTATCATCGTTCGCGCTTGGATCGAGTGCCCCGAGTGCATCGAGAAGCGGGCTACTTCCTCTGACCCCGACGCTTTGCCTTCTGTTCCCTCCGGCGTTGTGACCTCTCCCGAGGTGAAAGGTTCTCCGGAAGATTAGAACCCTTCATAAACGACGGAACGAACTGCTCTTTCAACATGTTCGGGTCGCTAGAGACTAGCTCCTGCAAGCTCCACTCAGGCACAGGGGAGAGACCCTGAACGGCTCGTGCTCCACCTGTTACACCAGCACCTAGGAGGAAGGGGAGGGCGTATGGACCAGCGATGGCAGAGAGAACTCCAAGGCTTGCTGGGTCATCGACGTTGGCTCCAGCCGCCATCCCTGCTCCTCCAGCTCCTAGTGCCAACCCACGAGTTTTCCAGTTCCTACCTGGACGGACCAACCCCTGCCTGAACATATTCGCTGGTGTTTTTCTGAATGGAACGAGATACTGACCAGCCTTGGTGTTCAAGCCTAGAGCCTCGGCCATTGGATTCTCCTCGGTGAGAAGAATTTCTTTAGCCTCGGCTCGGGTCATCCCTGACCTTACAAGAGCATTCTCTGTAGCTGTATCACCGGCTCCCATGACCCTCTGGGGAAGCCCGAGATATTTGCCCACAAAGGTATCTCTTTGTCCAGGCACAGCACTGGGATTCTGATTGCTTTTGAACGCCTGCCACCAGTCTTTTGCAGTTTCAGGTTTGAACAACTCTCTGATTGGTGCTATCGTTCCTCGCTCTGCTGAGGCAATCCCAGTTGCTCCGAGGTTGCCGAGAACTGACTTCATGGGAGCGCGCCCTGCGAGCATTGCTGTCACACGGAGAGCGTTGACCTCATCCCAGACGCGATTACCAGCAGCCTGCATCGTGGAGGGAGCGAACAATCCTGCCGGAGCCTGACCAGTTTCGTCAGAGAGCATCTTCCTGAATCGAGGAGAGAAACCCCCTCCTGGACCAGCCTCTTGAGTCATCTGAATGTCGGGTTGGATGTCGTGAGGCATGGTGCGACCCCCTGTGGCCTCTTGCTCGTTCAGCCACTTCTGGTAGTTGGGGTCGTTCTCCATCACCTTACCGAAATCCTCAGCGTCAGGGCCACCTTTCATTGCCTTGTTCAGACGACCTTGAGCCAACATACGTCGAAACGCAGAGGGTCCACCGAGTGCTGAAGCTACTCCACCTGCACCAGCACCCATGAGACCTATCCGTGCCCACTCGTCCCAGTTGGACTCAGGGTCATCTGGAACGGCTAGAGCGGCTGCCGGGGCACCGACTGCCAGTGCCTTGGACCCACCCTTTCCACCCGGCTTGGGCTTGGTTATATCGGTCCTCTCACCAGCAGCTTTCTTGAGGTTTTCCTGGAATCGAGCCTCAAATTCAGCTCTCCTGATATCCAGCTCTTTGATTGCGTTCGCGTCTCCCTTTGCAGCCTTGTCGCTAAGCTTCTGCTCTCCCATCTGGGCGTAGGGACGCTGCTTCGACGCCTGACGAGGTGGAGGAGTCTCAGCCTTCTTGATTTCAGCAGCTGTGACCGGCTTCTCGGATACCGGCTTTTGTTCAGCGGCTGAACTTTTACTGGTTTTTGGAGTCGTGGATTTTGGCGGGGCAGGAGTTTTTTGTGGCCTGGTCGCCAGCACTTCAGCAGCTTTCTTGTTCCCCCTCGCGGCAAGAGACTCGAGGGTTTCCGTGGGATAGTTCTCGAACTCGTTCTTTGGTTTGGGAGCAGCTGCCTTCGGTGGAGCCTCCGTCTTGGGAGCCTTCGCCTTAGGTGGAGCCTTGGGAGGTGGAGCCGGAGGAGCCGTCGTGGAAACCTTCGGTGTGATTTGCACCTTCCCACGTGGGAGAACCGGCTCGACATCCGACAAGACACCTGACCAGATTTCGTCAGGAGTCAATCCGGCGCGCTCCGCTGCCGCCGCAACTCCATGCTTCTCGACCATCTGCGGAATGGTTGTCTTCTGGAAGGCAGGAGGAACCTTGGCTGGCATCGTCGTTCCAGCCCCAGGAACCTGCATGTTTGTCACGGTAGCTGGCCACGCACTCGGCTGACGAGCTGAGAACGATGGCGTCGGAGGAGTCTGCCCGACCTGGAACGTGGGTTTCAGACCAGTGCCAGATATGGGGGCTTCGAGAGGGTTCCTGGGGACGCTGATACTGCCGCCTCCAGGTGGAGGAGAGACGACGGAACCAGCAGGCATCGAGCCTGTCCCGGTGAAAGCCGGAGGAGGCGTGACCTTCGGTTTGGGAGTGAACATCCGACTCTCAGCCACTTTTGCAGCAGCCGTTGTCGCTCCACGACCAACCGACTTCGCACCCTGCCCGATTGCACCTCGAACTCCCTTGAATGGGAGAAGCATCTCGGCCCCGACCAGAGCCTTGGAACCGAGTCGCTGCATCCTTGAGGAGGAACCACCACCAGCACCGATAGTCGCTTCGATTCCGGGGTCCACCTGCTCCTTGATGGTGCGAAACGGATTCTGCACCATGCTATGAACAGCCTCGTCAGCACCCTCCCCGAATCCTGAAACTGTGGAGAGGAAAGCGTCAGGATTCTCCCCTGAGAGGCCGCTGTAGATGTTGCTCCCTACGTCAGAGAGGACACCACCGAACTGGCGGATGGCTCCACGCTGACGTTTTGCTTGACGCTTGACGCCAGTGAGAAAGTCCCCGATGCCTCCTGCGATCGCGCTACCGTAACCTCCTGCCGAAGCAGAGGAGGGAGCATTACGAGCCGCCATTCTCGCCTTGCGAGCGGCTTCTCGTTCAGCAAAGGTGTCAGGCATTACCCACCTCCTCGCTGCATAGACATGATTTCGTTGATACGGTCCTGAAGGGCCTCTTGGAAATCAGCCCAATCATCAGCAGAAAAGTCGCCTGGACCAACCTGTCGACCAGTCCAGGTTTTTCCAAGGAATTTCGACCATTCAGGATCATCGGCCATCTGCTCAAGGGCCAAATCTCGAGCCGATTGCTGAGCACCTGGAGTAACGAAGACGTTGTTCTGGCTACGTTCGGGAGGATTGAGCGCTCGGTAAACGCTCGCTCCTGCAGTAGCCTCCTGAGCAGCCACCCGACGTGGGTCAAGCTGCTGATCAAGAGCGAGACGACCTCTCGCAGTTGCAGCGTTCGATTCTGCCGCTCCTGCCTGCCGTTGAGAGACCTTGAGTTGAGCGGCTTGAATGGCTTTGGCCGGAACGATGAAGCTGTCGTTCTGGTCGTTCTTGTTCTGGTAGAGGATGGAGCCATCTTCCTGAACGAAATGGTCGTAGCCAGGACGATTCTGGGCCTTGGCATACGCTTCAGCCCTGGTCCTTGCGGCTTCAGCAGTGACTCCACGGGTCGTAATCAGATTGTCTGATTCCCGCTTCTTCATGAGATATTCGTCGTATTTCAGACCCATCTCCCGAGCCGCCTTGAGGCCCGCGAGCTGAGTCCTCAGGTCCTCCTGCTCGATGTCAGCCTGCTCCTTCAAGGTGCCCAGACGATTGGAGTAATCGGCCATCGCAGACCGATACTTGCTCGTATTGACATCTTGGGCAACTCGGATACCTTCGCCGGGGTCCCTCATGCCAGCAGAGAAGCCTGAGAGACCAGCCGCGATTCGAGTCAACCAATTCGGCTTGTATTCCTCCCGACTGGGGACTTCGTTGAGAGCCTGACGATAAGCTGAAAGACCCGGTCCGGCTTGCTGTCGAAGCCTTTCCATCTCCTCGTAGAATCGAGAAGCCTCATCCTGAGGAGGACGAACCGGAACGTCCTGTTCAATGTCAGGGCCTCCCGTATCGAAGTTGATCTGAGGGCCAACTGGAGCTGGCCCCCCGAACAACCCACGATAGGGTTTTGACGGCATCGAGGGAGGAGCACCCCCCATCATTGGAGAGCCTCCTCCTCTCATCGGGCTTTGGGCCATGATCCGGCTTTGCCGAATCGATGAAATGGGATTACGCAGCACCACGTGCCACCGCCTTCCCGAGGAGCATCAGGAGACCCATCACATCGACGAGGGCAATGCTCTTTCCGTCACCCACGCCGAAGATCTCCTTCATGTCCTGAGCCATCGGTCCAAGGTGTCGTTCACCGAGTTCCGACTTGTATTCCCACGTGAAGATTGGGAGGCTCTTGAACTTCTCGACGATGTTCAAGTCGGTCACTTCTTCGATGTTGGTCTTGAGGGTTCGGTCCGACGTAGCGGCCTTTGCACCGACTCCGATAGCCCCGAGACCGGTCATGCCGCCTGCAAACGCTCCGGCGAGTCCACCGATTGTGGAGACCCAGTCGCGCTTCGGATTGTTCTGCATCCTCTGGTCGATACCACCGGAGCGCTGCCCGTAGTGGAGGTCGCGACCCTGGAGGTTCTTGTCGAGATACATCTCAACTTCCCCTGGGCGCATACCGTAGAGCGACTGCATTCCCTCGAGACCCATCATGCGAGAGTCACGATTGAAGTCAGCCTGCCACTTGGCGTCGGCGGCAGATTGAGCAGCACCGGCAGCCCCTCGAGCAGCTGCGGATTCTGCCATTCCTTCGAGGCCCTGAGTCCCGAACATCTTGCCCTTCTGGATCAGACCCTGCATCCCGATTTCGTTGCCGCCTCCAGCGTTGGCTGCACCGAGCCGGGTTCCTGCGATGGCGTTGACCATGTTGGCCTCGGTCTCGGAGGCTCCCCGTAGACCAGCCAAACGGTTAGATGATAGCAGGCTCTGGAGAGCTGCTTCAGATTGTGCAATATTCGTTCCACCCCATTGCCTCCCTTGTCTCACCTGGTCGGAGATTCCGAGTTCGGCGTTGAGGGCTGCCTCGGCACCTGCCGCGGACTGTTGACGAGCAAGCCGACCAGCAAGAGCAGCTCGTCCTGGACCGTAACCACCCTGAACTGCCGCACCACGATTGGCTTCCTCCTGCATCTGACGGTAAAATGCAGGAATTGTCGAGGTCGCTCGACTTCGCATGTTGGCGCGGTCTTCCATCGAGAGTCCACCTGTTTTGGCGAACTCGTCGAAGACCCCGCCGCCACGCATCCGGGCCTGACCAGCCGCATCGACGCCTCCGGACGTTCCCATCTCCTTGAACTTGGCGATGTTCTCGTCCATCGACTTGATGCGGGCAGGGTCCCACCCACCTGACGCGGCTAGGTCGCCGAGGTGTCCTTGGAATTGGTTGAATCGACCCGTGTCGACTCCTCCCCCTCCCATGAAGTCCCGGTAGGACCCTTCGACGTCCCCAAACCGAGTGTCTCCAGCCCCACCGCCACCACCACCGCCGCCCCCGCCACCGCCCTAAGCAGCAGGAGTAAAATAA